GTCATAGGACGAAATATCAATCGGGGTATTGTCGATCGACAGGGAGACGGAACGAGCGGCGGCAATCGTGGTGGCCCCCTTCTTCACCAGGAACATGAGGCCAGCGGCCATAGCGTTTCTCCAATCTTAGAGGGTTTCAGTCAGGCCGCGATATTCGCAGACCCCATGAATCGACCCATCCGGAGCCCGGTTGCAGTCGCTCATTTCGCGCATCATCAGGATCGTATTCTGTCCCGTGATGGTCAGGGGCTTGCGATGCAAAACCCCGTAAATCTGATCTTGAATGCCCTTGGCTTCCAAGTTGCTGCTACTTGAACTGACACGGGTATGGATGCGGGCCAAGAAGTCAAAACCCGCCGTGGTCTGCGTGTCGTTCTCAGACATGACGATGTAACCGACCTCAACATAAGGCCAAGTCGCATCCTGATGGGCCGCGTCATAGACCCGCAGGCCAGCCGCAGACAGCGCCGTAAACAGCGCCCGCTGAACCTCAACCGCCGCGCCCATCAGCCCACCCGCTTACGTTCGCGCACAAGGCGCGCAATCAGCTTTTTGGCGAAGGCTTCAACGTAAATGCGGTTCATGTCGGGTCGCATTTCCTCGATTGCCTTGGCAAACATCGCGTGTTCAACGCCATCCGGCCCGTCGCCGTATTCCAGAAAGCGCCAGAAGAAATTCCGGTCAATATTCGTGACCCTGACCGATGCATCTGCCCGCGTGCGCGTGCTTTTGTCACGCTTGGCCTTGATGCTTGATTTCAGGTCGCCTGCACCTGTCTTCGGATCGTCCGGCGTATGCTTGGTCGCCGTATCCGCCGCCGTCTTGGCGATGTCATAAGTTACGGCCCGCATGAGGTTGCGCGCTTCATTTTGGGCTAGTTCGCCAAGGATGCGGTTGATGTCCGCAATGCCCGTAATGGTTACACTCATTGCGCGACCCCGCGATCTGCGATCACATCCATGTAAAGCGCCCGCGTCTGCGGTAGTGGAATGCCGCGAATATTGTAGGCCACTCCGCGCCAGATGATCCGGTGACGCTCCGTCAGGTCGCCGCGCGCCCTGATCGTAAACCTGACCTGCGCCTCGGCATTCATCCGACCTTCCGCCATCGCCTCAGAGGCCCGGACAGCGCCAGCGCGTGCCCATACCGTGCCAATGGTAACCCATCCCTGCATCACCCCACCAATGCCGTCAGGCGTGGCCGTTTGGGCCTGTAGCGTGATCCGCTGATCAAGCTTGCCGATGGGGCTTTTCATGCCCGCCACCGGATCGCCGTCACAAGCGCATCAATCGCAGCCTGTCCAGCGTCATCGCGCTCGTGCCAGCACTCAACCAACAGCTTGATAGCATGCCGCGCCGTATCCAGCATCGCCGCGCCCATGCCGCAGGTATACTCAACCCGGATCGTGTCGCCCGTAACCCCATCCAAGGCCACCGAAAGCCCGGAAAAGGTCCGCTTAACCGTGTATTTTGTGGACGAAACCGTCGCGCCGTCCGATTCTACGACAACCCCGGATGCGTCAGGCATGGCGATCAGCAGGGTTTGCGACCCATCATCCCACTCCTGCGCCCATGTTTGCGGCATAATCGCCCGCCCCAAAACCCCGGAAAACCCGTCCAAATGGCCGACAGCAGCCCCAATAAGGGCCAAAATCACCGCATCTTGCGCATCATCCGTCACCCGCAAATGGTCTTTCATATCCAAAAGAGACACAGGCGCGACCGTTGGGGCCGTCACAAGGAAGGGAACGCCGCTCATTTCGTCTCCGGTGCCTTGCGGGCCTTGTTTTCAGCTAATGCGCCAATCTCACGCGCCGCCGCTTCCAATTCAGGGGGGCAGTCATCGCCAGCCAAGATTTCGCGCGGGTAAATCTCGCCCGCGACCACACCACGAAGTGCTTTCGTCAGTTTAGCCATGATGTCACCCAATCAGCTTGGAAAAGGGGGCAAGTTGCCCTGCCCCCTCAGTCGAAACGGATCACGAAACAGCGCACTTGATCAGTTTGATGGAGTCGGAATCTTTGATGCCGCCGCCAACGCGCTTGTAGACGTTCCACTTGACGTAGCCAGGAGTGGTAACTTCATCCCGCACCATGCGCAGGCCGACCCGATCAACGATCAGATAGCCCCGCTTGAAATCGCCGAACGCGATGGGGAAGGCATTGGCCGCGATGTCCGGCATATCCTCGAAGATAGCGACAGGACGGCCCAGGATAGTGTCGGGATCACCTGCGGCAACGCTGCGCTGCAACAGCGGAACGCCAGTCGAGTCCTTGACCAAAGACAGGGCGCCCATGGTCAGAGAATTCATGGAAAAAACGCTATTGGTGCGGTAGCCCGATTTCATGCCATAGAAAGCACCTTTCAGCACGTCGAAAGGCGCGGTCCCAAGGGTTGCCGCAGCGCCTGAAGCGAAATACTGCAACGTGCCATTGGCACGCGAAGCGTCCGTTGTCGCCACAGGCGTTCCGCTGAGGAAGCCAGTGGGGCGCGCAGTTCCGTTGCCACTGACGAAGGCAGTGCCCTCGCCGACAGCGATATCGTCAGCGACTTGCTGGCTCAGCCAGCTTTCGACGTTGAAGAAAAGATCGTCCAGCGATTCGATGGTAGCTTGGGGGTATGCGTAGATGGTGCCCATCGTCGGAACCGCTTCCACCAAGTTCGGCGTGGCCGTTTGGCTTCGTGCCCCAGACTCACCAACCCATGCCGTCGCCGAACCGTTCCGGTTGATCAGTTCCTTGTAGTCACTGGTCCCGACCTGCACCACCGTCGCATAGTCACGCACGTTGGAAGAAAGGCGTTCAGCCTTTGCGATGTCGCGTGCGATCTGCTCCGGCAAAGCGAAACCGCCAGAGCCGCCGACAGAAGTGCGGACATCAACCGCTTTCCGCTGGATGTCAAAAAGCTTTGCCTCTGCGCCACGATCCATTGGGTTGCGCATCCACTCGATAAACGCAGACTTGTATTCGTCCTGCGCCTGCGAAGACTGGATAGCGCCATTCGGGCGATTGCTCTTGGCCTCGATGTCGCGGATTTGCGATTCAAGAGCAGCGCGGGCTTTGGCCTCGGCTGCGATTTGCGCGGCCACATCGGCAACCATGCGGTTCATCTTCTCTTCGCTCACCACGTCGGGCTTGCGCGATTTAATTTCGTCAACTTCGCGACGCACAGCGTCAATGGTCTTGTTGCCCTCTTCGATAAGGGCTTTCAGGTCGTCCAGTGCCATGAGATTTCTCCTCGTTGGCGATGTCAGGAAAAGCGGGCTTTCAGAAGCGCCGCCAGTTCATCCAAGCCAGCGCCAGAATCCCTCATGGCCTTGACCGCATTGTAGCCCCCGGCCATCAGCCGTTGAGCCACCGACCGAGACAGCCCAGCATCCCGCGTGAGCGCCCGTTCAAACTCGCGTTCGGTCATTTCAGCGGCCTTAACCGCATCAACCCGTGCCAGTTCATTCATTGGGAAGGTCACAAGGGACACTTCCCAGAGATCAACCGCCTTCAAAAGCCGATTGCCCGCATTGTTGTATTCGCTTTCAACCGTGCGATAGCCGATAGAAAGCCCATCAATCGCCCCGGCCTTAACCAGCTCAAAGGCATCCTTACCGTCCGAAATGGTCATCAGGATGCGGCCCTTGACCCGCAGCCCGCCAGTTTCCTCGATCACTTCATCCCAAACGCCGATCACGTCATCGGGGCAATGTTCCCGCAGCATCTTGACCTTGCGCCCCGATTTCAGGCTGTCCGAAAACGCGCCAGGCAACAGAACATCGCCGTCCGCATCCACATTGCCGAAAATCGCGCCATAGCCCTCGATCACACCTTCCGGTGTGGCCTTCCACTCAAGCGGTAGGTGTTTGGTTTCCATTCGGAACCCCCATAGCGCCAGGCGAAAGTGTATCCGCCCAAGCCTCATTTGATGGATTTTGGCCGACATCGGCCCGCACTTCGTTAGCCGTCATCCATGCGGGTTGACCGCCAGCGCCAAGAGCCTTGGTGTAGTATTCGGCTTGAGCCGCGAAATCGCCGCGCAAAAGGTTGCGCTCATCCAAGTCAAAAGCCAGACCATCGGCATTGCCCAGAATGTCGCGATTGATTGCCTCTTCAAACCGCTGCACCCACGGGCCGAGAGTATGGATCACATGCACCCGGAACATCTGTTCCGCGCTGGCATAGGTCGCCGCCTTGTCCGCCTGCATTAGCATGATTGGCTGAACCCGGAACGCGCGCCCGATTTCCTCGATCTGCATCCGGCGAGTTTCAATGTATTGGGCATCGACTGAGGTCATCGTGAAACTGGAAAACTTTGCGTCGCCGTCCAAAACCGCAATCCCGCCGTCGCCACCCGGCCCATATTTTGCGCGCCAAGTTTCCTCGAACCGCCGCACCGCCTCACTGCTTAAGCTCCGCGTCATAGACAGGACGCCTGATGGCTTGCCGCCAGCGCCCGCAAGCTTGGCCTGCGCCCGCTCAAGCGCCTGCGAAAGCCCAATGGCCTCACGTGCGGCGCGAATAGCCGGAATAGCCCTTACGCCATCCTGCGACGGCCCCCGCAGATAAAACACCTGCGACAGGTCAAAATATCCGTGCGTTTTATCCGAGAAGTCTACCCGGACCCGCCCGCCCCATTGCCCAGGCACATCCTCGATTGACCATGACCCCGGAGGCACTGGCAGAAGTTCACGAACCTCCCCCCGCACCACGTTCTTGATGGCAATCGCGCCCTCACCGATAGCCGCGTTAAACACCATGCCCTCGCGGAACTCGTAAGCCGTCTGCCAGCTATTCGGCTTTTTCGCCAAAAGCTTATGCGCCCAATGGTCCCGAGCGATCTTTCGGACAGGCAAACCCGTGACGGGGTGCCAATCCTCAGACATTACCCGGCCAGGCATTTGCGCCAGACCCTCGGCAATCACCCGCGCCGCGCAAAACACCGCAGTCGTATCAACCGCCGTTCGGTCATTTACCGTTGCCCCTGATGCTGTCTGCCACCCAAACCAGCCGACAAGCCCCCCGAATACGGATGAAATCGACGTGCTTTTGCGCAGAAATCCAAGCATCAAAACACCATCAGCCCTTCGTTTTCGAGATAGCTTATTTTGCCACCCGTCGCCCGCGCCGTCGCCGCGCCAACCGCCATTGCCAGCGCAACAGCCATGTCAATCCGCGCCGTCGCCTTGTGTTTCGTAAACCGCCGCAGGTCTGCGGGGCTGCGGTCAAACGTTGCCGACATGACCGCCGATTGCAGCGCCGGGTTTGCGTGAACCCTGATACGCTTTTCCAAAATCAGCGTTTCCAGCATGTCCACCGAACCCGGCATCCATAGCAGGATATCTTCGCCGTCTTCCGTCTCGCGCTTGCGCTTGTTCCACCCCTGCGGATGATCCAGCATCGGGAGAGTTGCCCCCATGTCATCCACAACGCCCTGAAAATCCGCGATCAGATAGGCGTCATAGGCCACGAAATCCAAGTCAAACCGATCCACATCGGACAGCAAGTCAGCCGCGATGAAGTCCAGCCGCGTCTTTTTCCCCGGCGTTGCGGTGATGAAGCCCGCCTCGGTCCATAGTTCATAGGGCGCGCCGTCCCGTTCGGCCCGCGCCCGCATTGTTTCCGCAGGCGTATAGCCGTGCACAAAGGCCGCAAACTTCGGCAAGCCATCTTCCGTCATGCCATCATCGAAAATCAGTGCCTTGGCCGTGAGGTCAGACTTTGCCGAGAGGTCAAGCCCGGCCCAAGCCTTGCGCCCCTCGAAGTCTTCCAACTCCATCCCGGCGCTTTCAATCGCCGCCCAAGTGTCGCGCCCGATCCATGCGCTTTCCGCATCCGTCCATTCGCAGAAGTGCAGCCGCCGAATGCCGTTTGCCTTGGCCGGGATATTCTTGGCCTGCGCAACTTGCCGCCCAAGATATTCCGCCGTGATCGTCACACCCAAAAGCGGGTTAGCCTTGATCCAGCAATCCGGGTCGTTAAACGGATCATCGGCATCGTCCAGGGCGCAAACATATCCGAAGGTCGTGTCGTCCAGCACCTCACCCGCGCAGACTGCGACAGCGTGCTTGCGTTCCTGCCAGCAGATGCTTTTCCGATCCGACCCGCTATTCGTAATCATAATCAGCAGCGGCTGTTCCCGGAACTTGAACCCCCGCTCAAGTATCTCGATCACGCCGCCGTCCGGATGCTCATGCACCTCATCGCACAAGGCGAAGTGGGGGCGCGGACCTGAACCCGTCTTCTTGGTTTCCCGCGACACGGGCCGAAAGAATGACCCGCTCTTGAGGTGCGCCAGGTTGTATTCCCGGCCTGGCCCGCCAGATCTGCGGATTACCTTGTCCAGCGCCGGGGCCTTGTCCAGCATCCCCACCGCATCCCGGAACAGAATGCCCGCTTGCTCTTTCGTCGCGCCCGCCGCGTAAATCTGCGCCCCGGCCTCGCCATCCGCTACCATGCCGTAAAGCCCGATAGCGCCGACCATAGGCGATTTGCCGTTGCCCTTGCCTTGCTCGATATAGGCACGGCGAAAGCGCCGCTTGCCGTCCGCCTGCCTCCACCCGAACAAGCTGCCCGTGATGAACTTTTGCGACGGCTCCAGCTTGAATGGCTTGCCGTCAAACTGGCCTTCGCCAAGCCGCAGCAAATCCTCGCAAAAGCCCCAGAACCTTTCAGCCGCCTTTACGTCCCAAACCAGCCCGTGCGCCGCGCCGTCTTCCAAGTCCCGCAAGTGGCGCTTGCACGCATCCCGAACGTGCGGCCCCGCGACAATCTCCCCCGCCACGACCGCAACAGCGTAAGCCGTCGCCGCGTCACAAGAGATACTTGGCCGTGGGGTCGTCTTCGGTGTCATCAGGTACCGCCTTGATCTTGCTACGCGCAGCAGGCGTTGCGCCCATTTCCGTCAGGCACACCCTCAGATGTCCAATCTGCGCCCCGGTCATCGAAATGAAATCCGTGCGCATGATTGCCGTCAGCCGTGAAGCAAGCTCCAGCGTCGTCCGGTCGGCATATTCCAGCCACGGCAACTCCTCAGCGAAAGTCAGCCATGCCGTAACCGCCGCCTCATCCAGGTCAACCGGGGGCTGGCCGAGAGGCTTTGACTTAGGCGGCTTGCGATCCGTGAAACGCTGCGGGTTTTTGACCGCCGCGCCGCTCACCTTGGCGACCGCATCCGGCAATCTTGGACGGCCTGCCATCAGGGCTTCCCATTTTGTGGACGTGAAAGTTAAGGTCCCCACGTCGGTCCCCTGGCTCAAGTGTTGCAAC